GATCAATTGAGAAATTTATTTGGCAGTTTGCTTAAAAATGAAAATATTAAATCAATATTTGAAGAGAAAAATACATCAGTGGAATCAATACTGGGTGCTCATATGTATCTTGATCAAGAGTCCAGAAAGTTTGGCACTTTTAAGATAAAACCAACTCATCATATGTTCACCCCAGTGGAATCAGAACCTGAATTCCTAGATTTCCTCAAACAAACAAGAACTGTTGAAATTTGTAATAAACACAATTTGAAATTAGAGCAAACACAAATCATTAACATGCTTGATATAGCTGCACACAACTGTGAGGGTCTCGAACAATCCAGTTTTATAAAAGACATTTCCTCATTTATGATAAACATGGTAACAGGTGAAAAAAATGAATATAACATAGGTTTGTTCAATGAAGGCTTAATTGTAAATGATAATGTAAATAATATTGTCAAAGATGAATATGAAAAATATAAACAAGCATGTAAAGAAGCAAAGACACCAATTATGTCAAATATTGAATTTCACAGACAAAACAGAGATTTGCTAAATGGTATAAAGATACCTAATGAAAATGAACCACGTTCTTTTAGACAGAAGATGATTAAAGTGCCTTTAAACTCATATAGTGACAGTGGTAAACTGTGGTGGTACAAATCACATTCTGGCTTAAAGGAACCCAAGACTGAAAGATTGAAGACTGTTGAAAGTTCATGCACATTTGATCATTCAAAGGATGTCGATATTTTCTTAAACTTTATTACAGAAAACATAGAAAATTATTATCAAAAGAATAAGGACTTGACGCCTGCAGAGAAATTGTTATACGCTGAACCTGGGGCAGATGATGAGTTGCTTTATAATCTTAAAAAGGAAATGAAAGATGAATATATACCAATACTTGACATATTGCGTCACAAACGTGCATACTACTATGCATGGGAACAAAGTAAAATGGCAGAACAGTTAATGCACTTTACTCAATTTTCATTATCTTCAAATACAATGTCATTGTTCACGTGTGGCAATTGGAATATGGTACATATTGTTAATAACTGCTACCATAATAAAGGCAAGGATGTTGGTAAGGCATTCATGACTATTGCAATAGTTAAAAACACATCATGGATAAATAATGTCTTTGGTAAGTTATACACAAAAAAACTGGAGAATGGATACTATTTAGTATGTACAAACTGGAGGAGGCTTGAGTCATTTAAAGTAACTTTTATAAAGGATAGCTTCTACTCGGTTCTGGCAACAGCATTTAATGGACTTTACAGATCAAGTGAATATGTGCTAGGGAAAGAGAGGACAAGTTACTGTAAAGAGCTAATTAAACACCATTATTCATTAAAGGTCTTAGTAGCTTTCACAACAAACCAGAGAATTGCAGAAATGCTTGCTGATATAAGATATGCAATTATGGCAGGTTTCGCAGAGTTCTCCCAGATAGAAAAACTATGTAAAGAGAAATTTGCACCGCCTTACAATACTGTATTTGAAGCATGGGTAGCTAATAGAATAATGGTGTTGTATAAAATCACTGAAGATTACAAAAAACTTGGATTAAGAAAAATTTATTTTAAACAGCCATCCTACACTCGTGGCAGACGATCTGAAGAAAGTACAGGAGGTAGTTTTGAATTACCATCTATCTGGTCTGGTGTTATAATAACAGAACTTCAAGATTTACTGGATGACATGTTTTTATATGTCCATACCTTAAAAGAACCTAGTAATATCCACCATGAGAATATAAAAGCAATTAAAACAATCAAGGAATACCAAGAAAAATATGACAAGTTAAATAATACACAAAAGCAAGGTCAACTAGAAGATTTAAATAGCATCTCAGACTTTTTGCTATCTGGGAACCAAATAGGGCACAGCTCTAGAATTGTTACACAATCTTGTAAGTATACAGTGATGATACATAACAGTGCCTCAATTGACCAGAATTTAGAACATCTATTTGCAGAACCCATTTCAGAAATCACAAGTACCAAAGCAGCTATACCTGAATTTGATAGAGAAATATCATATAAGAAGATTTCTAAAAAAAAAGAAGAAGAACTGTCACATTTTTTCAAAGAATATGGATCATTACATTTAAGCAAAACTGAGCCCTTGAAAACATCAAAAATTGTGACAAAGATACATAAAGAGAGTTTTTTACCAGCTAATAATAGATCAAAAGTACATGACTGTTTATTAGATATACTTGAAAGAAATGAGAGTTTAGCAACTGTATTTGATGTAGCAGAATGGAATATTGATGTGAACAAAGCTAGGGTGTGTGCTGATATTTGTATTAAGGCTCAATATGGCGCTAAAAGAGAATTCTATGTAATCAATATTGGTGCAAAATGCAATGCTAGGATTCTAGAGAATTGCTTTAAAGCACTTTGTAAAACAAATCCAAATGAGATGATCTCAGTCCCTGGTGACAAGAAAATGCTTAAAATGCAGGAATTCTTGAATAAAATGTTGGAATCAAAAGGGAGCACAGAGAGAATATATTTTGTTAATGGTGATTGCACAAAGTGGTCTGCTGCTGAAACAATGGAATGTTTCATGAGCTTAATTTGTGGATTAAAGGGCAAGATTTCTGATGACCTACTAGAATATTTGATGATTAGTGTAAATATGTGGGCCAATAAGGATATCACAATTCCTATTAGTATACTAGAAAATGTTTTCTTTACTACAGAAAAGACAAAATACTTGAAGGATGAAGGAATTACAATAAAAAGCACCCAAAATTTTTTACAAGGTATGTTTAATTATATGTCATCATACAAAGCTGTATGCTGCTCAAATTTTACAAATTATGTTTGGAATCTACTATATCCTCAGAGTAGTTTAAAAATGAATCATCTGGAACATTCTGATGACTATTCATTAATCATAAAGACACCCAATGAGACTGAATTAAAAGAGTTCAGACTATTGCATAGGATTATGATGAAATTACATGGTATGAATGATTCTGTAAAAAAGACAAATACGCAACAATTTTTAATGGAATTTATTTCACTAGTCTCCTTAAACGGCCATATGACATACCCACATATAAAAAAATTAAAAGAATGTGGTACCAATTTAGGATGTACAGGTTATAGAGATGACATTGATGGCACATTGTCAAGAGTAGGTGAAGCAGTTAGAATGGGTGTGAGTCTCACTTCTGCTTACTTCATGCAACGAGTACATCTAGCAAATACATGCGGAAGTTACTCCGTCTTGCCTGGACAAAGAAATTGTGTGTACACCTTAAAGGACAGCATGAATGCGCCTGTTGAATGTCTGGGAATACCAGACACATTTCCTTTACTTTCTTTCTTGTGCAAAGGTTCAGCTAACAATTATAGGCTATACAGACAGGCAGAACTATCCATAACTTATAATAGAAAGGAAACCAAAGTTATTGATTTACTTATGATGTTGCAAATCCTTGAAGAAGAGCAAGAACAAAAGATTGGAGACATGGAGGATAGCATAAAAGAAGGTCTGAGATTATATCACCCATCTTACACATTTGACAGAGAAAACAAATTGATTAAAAAACTTAGGGAGTCTGTAAAAATGGACCTGAATGGAGCAATGGAATTCTGGAATGACCATGTTACATATAGCTTCCTAAAGCCCCGAAATAGAACTCTTCTAATTCAATGGATGAGAGCTATGTATTTCAAGAGTAACTTTGCACTTGCTTATTCAAGAAACTCAAGATCACAAATCACACTGCGGTTATCCACATTCACCACACAAAAATGTTGCATAAGATTTAAGACACTGGCAGAATATGATGAAGTTAAATTACTTGATGCATGTTGTGAGCATGATATTTCAAAGGTAACTGCAATGTCAACTGAAGAATACAGCCAGGTGAAGTCAAGAGTTTTGCGCACTGTTATGAACAATGACACTAATATAAGCACTTTATACTCATTTTATGCTGACTCATATTATTTCCGGCAAGGTGGACATGATAGGGCAACTGTAGCAGCTGAAACTCCAAATTATTTAAAGTGGATTGCAATTGATAATAATCCAGGAGTTGTATTACAGTACATATTTAACAGAAAAGATTTTATAGCTGATATGAGAATACATAAAGGTGAACAATCATTGGAATCTGACAAAAAAGTCCTTGAAAAGCACTACTTACATAAGTTGGATGAAACAACACCACATCACATAGTTAAAATGGTATTTTCAGACCTGTT